CCCATCACCGCAGCCGATGAGACCCATGCGAGTAGGTGTATTTGTCGCGGAGTCATCAGAATTCCTCCGTTCGCTGAGTCCGTCGATTCCATTTCGCAGTGAGTGCTGGCCGTGGGTCTGCGCCGCCAAGCGATAGCATAGGCGTTGCAACACATAGGTCAACACACATGATGTAGGCGATACGCTCACTTAGCAGTTCTTGATAGACCGCTGGCTGCCCGCAGCATGGGCAGCATTCGAGTTCTTTATTCATGGTTTCATTTCCCGTAAAGTCTCACCTTTAGTCAATTCCAGAATACGCGCCCGAAGCTGCGTAATCTGCCGCTTTGCCTGCGATAGATCAAGTACATCGTCATAGCCCATATTCAGAGATTGCGCTTGGTCTGCGAGCGATTGCAGCGGGTCCGTCTTGCACCGCTCAGGATAGTCCGCAGGATCAGCCCATGTCTGCGAACGTCGGCGCAACTGTCAAGGAATCCTTGACAGTTGGAAGTGATGCAATAGCGGCCTCAATCTTGCGCACCTCTTCGTCAACGGCATCGTTCTCCTTCATAACGTACGAAAGTGGATTTCTGTGTTGCATGGTTACGCGCAGCTTCGCATATTTCATCCCGATTTCCAGCGCCTCGCGCAGTTCTTCATTGCTCATTCTGATTCTCCTTGATGGCATCAATAGCACGCGCAACGAATAGTTCGCAGGTCATCGGCGCACTATCGACTTCTACATAGTTGGACCATTCATTAGCAGCATTTAGTGCCGCTTTGCGAATCTCCAAGATGCAGTGTTCCGCATCCTTCGCAGTCTCGGCAAGCTGGCGCGATCAGTGGCACTTCTTTGACGTATGCATCCATAATCATCCTCAGTAAGAAATTGCAACAGCGGGAATCTTGCCTTGCGCGATCAGCGTTACCGCCAGCTTTGCGCACTCCGCAGTCATGCCGCCAGCCACAAATGCGTCAAGTGCAGCACTGTTGATCTTGCGAAGATGGGCCTTGTTGGCCTCACGCTTGGCAGTTGCATCTGCCTCTGCTTGCAAAACGGCGGCTGCGCGATCCTTTTCATCCTGAATAGCTTTGAGCCTCGATTGCTCGGCACGTTCCTCTGTGTCCTTGATATCCTGCGCGGCTTTCTGCTCGGCCTCGACACGTTTGCGTTCCGACGTTTCAGCGTCCAGCTTCAATTGCAACTCGCGGCGTTCGGCGTCTTCGCGCTCCTTCTTCGATCTAGCTTCGGAATCTGCAATGGCCTGCGCCGCCTTTTTCGCTGCGGCCTCTGCGCGCTCCGTGGTTTCGGCCTGAGTTTTGCGTACTGCCTCGGCTGCAATCGCGTCGTCACGGTCTTTCTGCGCGCGTGCCGCTGATTCTGCGCGTAGTCGTTCGAGTTCGGCAGCTTCATCGTCGCTCTTGATGCGCAGCATTAGGCAGGAACGAAGTTGTTCTAAGCGATTCTCTTTTGCGCGCATAGCCTCCACTTCAAGCTCTTCAAAGTCGGCGCCAATCTTCATCGATTCGATGCCCTCAATTCCCGCGCGCAAATCGTCCTGCGTCTGAGCTAGGGCGTGAAATTCTACGATAGCAGCAACACGGGCTTGCAATGCGGCTTGGCGATCCGTCTCGCGCTGCTCAATTTCGTCAAGAGGCTCTTGATGAACCTTGATCATGGCTTCGATACGCGATTCAATCTCTGATGCCTCGGAATCCACGGCACGGCCTTTTTTAAGGTATTCGGCTTTGGCCTCCTTGCGGGTGCGCTCCAATGCACCTTTGGTCAGCCGCAGCGTGTTGATATGGCTACGCGCTTCCTTGTTACCTTTTTTCGTCTCATACGCAAAGACGAGGGTGGAGTTGTTCTGCTCCAGTTCGGCAAGTTGCGAGTAAAACGGCGCATACTCGGCAACGGCAGTCTTGCTTGGTGCGTCGATGATTTCCTGTGTCATGATTTAGCCCTCAAAATTGCTTCGTTTGCTGCAACCTTCGCGGAGAATTTCATCAGGTCTTCGACCATGGAATCAATGAAATTGTCATCGCGCATTACCCGGCGCCGGAATATTTGCTTGCCGATTCGCTCAAGTTGCGGGCAGTACATAACGAAGTCACACCACTTGCGGCCCGTTACCCACATTCCGCCCTGCATCTGGTGCATGTATTTCGACATGTCGCCGTCGCGCCACATGTCGATAATGCCGATAGCGCTCGCGAGACACTTGATTTCGATCATTCCGTCGTCTTCGATAAATCCATCTGTCGAATAGCCGAATAGTCGATCATCGGTCAGTATCACACCTGATTCCGACGCGAGATTGCCAGTCTCAGCCTCGTAGGCCATGCGGGCGAATGGCTCCAACTCGGTCCCGCGCTTCATCTGCCACGAATTGAAAACTTCGTCGCATGGCTGGCCGCTGATACGCTCGATTGCTACCTGGGCGGCATAAAGTGTCGATTGGGCTGTCGGCAACCCTTTGGCCGTGGTTTCTATGGCATCGCGGTACTTGCTGGCGGTTATCACGCCACATCTGGCAGCATGCCAAGATTCGCTTCCTTGCTCACAAATTATCTCGATCATCTCAATCTCCCCCTTGAACGTATTCGCCGTTTTCTTTATCCATTGCATCAACGAATTCGACATCAACAACAGATTCGTTTTTCGCTGGCGCGACATTCTCGACCGTGCGGGCCACTTCTTTTTCCTGCATAGACAATCGATGTGATGCAATCGCTTCTTTCAGGCGCTTGTGATCAGCCGGTTGCTTGACCAGCTTTCCGTTATTGTCCTTCCAGTATTGGAGTGCGTCGGCATCGGTGGCAGTAGCGCGGGCGGCGATAATCAGCGGCTCAACATCGACGGAGACTACATCGACGTCGCCCATGTTGCGCACCTGCTGCGCCTGCTTGTTGCCGTCTTCGAGTTCGTCTCGTGTGTAGACGCCCAGGATCACATCAGGAGCGTACAGGCGCGTCCAGCGCTTCACAGCTAAGTATGCCAACTGCTGCTTTGGATCGGTCGCCCACAGCGGCGAATTGCGGACACTAGCTTGCTCAAGCAATAGATCCATGATGCGCGGTTCGACCTCTCCTTTTAGTGTCGCCCATACCCGAATGCCTATACCCTTCTCGGCGGACATGCTGTAATCCGGCACGCGGAATTCGTAGGCCTTTTTGCCATCCTTGGCGGCAACTTGGACGACCTTGGTTTTGCCAATGATGTTTTCCCACGGGCCGTACCATTCGTAATTGAATCGATCTTCGGTGACGCCGCTGGATTGGATCACGGCATTGACTAGCTGGGCCTCATAGCCAAGCACGCCGTTGACCGTGTGCGTCTTCTGCGCGACGGCGAAAGGATTCATGCGCCATTGTATTGCCTGCATAACGATGCCCATGCAATCGCCAACATTGCCCTTTAGATGATCTGGTATCGTTGACTTGCCTTTTGCCATGACCTCGGCCATGCGATACATCGAGTCCATGCTTGCCGAATCGAGTATCAGTGCGCCGCTGGATTGCGATACCACATTCAATTCTTGCGTCTGTACTTCTGTGATTTCATTACTCATTTTCACCCCTAGTTATTATTCGATTGCCCAAAGAAAAAGGCATTTAGAGCATGTTCGCCGGGGTGAGAACCGGAACAACTTTGAACACGCTTTAAATGCCTTCTGTTACGTCAGTGTCTCACCAATGACGATGCGAAATCTTAATGCAATACGGCAACACAAGCAACAAAATTCACAACAATTTCCGCAACTTCTCCCGCGCATGCCGGATGTCGGCCTGGATCGCTTCTACGTGGTCCGTACAAGTTGCAGACCAGAGGCTATTGCCCATGACTTTGATGGTGCGGCGGTAGTACCATCGCTTAACGGCTTTCCACATATCGGACTCCAATTGTTGATGGTTCGTATCCATGCCTGCTCGCGGGCGATGATTGCGGCGTGGCGGGCGATGATTTCAGAATCTGATAATTTATGGCTCATCGCACACCTTTTTCGTTGGGCATTCATAGCACTTGCTATCAGGGCCATTCGTGCCGATGCCGGTGTCTTGGCAAGAGTGGCAGTGCGGCTCGTCGTCTTCATCAGCTATGCGGCGCACCCATATCCAAACTGGCCCGTCTTCCGTTTCGTGGATCGAAAGTGTGAACCAGCCTTTGCCATCGGGCGGATCTGGGTTCCATCCGATAACGCCAGCGCATTCCTCTTCAAAATAGGCGCGATATGCGGGGTGCGATTCATCCTCGCTTTCTAGGAATGTTTGCGAGTACTCAAGGCGTTGCTCGTCCTTCCACTCGCCCCATGCCTCATAATCCTCATCTAAATCCGGCAATCCAGGATGCGACCAATAGCCATCGGAGTAACGCTCGACAGCAACCGCTTCAATTAACTCATTCATAATTCACCCCATTTTCACGGTCAATTTCTTTACAGTGCTTGCAAGGCGATTCAATCGATACCCGATGCTGGCATACCGGGATTTTTATGTCACCAGTGCGCAGCGGCTCGGGATTCGGGTAGGCCAGGATGTAGTCCTGGATTTCTTGCGGCGTCATGATTCCTCCGGCAGCTTATTTACCATGATAGCAAACCGCATCAGCGTGTCTCGCGCATCTTCGAATTTCTTCATTGCTGCCTGCATGCTTTCGCAAGCAGTTTTAATCTGATAAGAGAAGTCATATCCCTCGCCAAGATTCATTTTGTCGCCAACTTCAAGCCGTTTCATGTTGCCGTAATACTTGTCAGCCACCTTTTCAAGTTCGGTATGCGATACCGTGACGATGTAATCTTCCTTTGTTTTACCGATGACATTCATTTCAAAACCCCCAAAAGAATTGCAAATATCCGATCATCAGCAAAAGCGCCACCAGGATCAGGCCCCATGCTATCGGACGGGCGTCTAGCCATGCTAGGATTCGGTTCATTCAGCACCTCGCCTTAAATCGGAATGTCGTCGTCGTAAATGTCGGATAACATCGGCTCTTGCGGACCAGGAACCTCGGCGGCCGGCGACATCTCCAAGCACAGCAGCGACTCGATGCGCTCTTTCAGATTCCGAACCTTCTTGTGATAATCATCGGCCATGGAATCTAACTTCTTTTCGATGGCCGCGACCTCGGCGGCGACGGCGTTGAAATTTTCCGGCACAGTGAATTTAACTGTGTGCGGCACCACGGTTATGTAGCCGTTATTCGTCATCTCATATTCGGAATGCATGACAGTTCCATATTCTGACATTACGATGAATCCAGGAATTTCGAATTCCTGACCTGCGATTAGATTTTTCATGTATTCCCCCTTTAGTTATATGACTTACGCTTGCTTCGACTCTTCCTCAGCCATCCGCCTCATATCAGCCAATGCATTTTCATTGTCGCAATAAAAATTCGGAAGGCGCTCAGTTTTCCATCGCTCCGTATCGCTTGCCATGTAGATTGCCATCGCAGCGGCTGGAGTGCCTATTTTATCCTCAAGTGCTTTGCCGGCTTCTCCAGCGATGGTTATAACCCATCCGGCGCGACAATGTGTGGTTCCGCAATGCCACGAACCCATGTTCAGCGCGCCAGGAGCAGACGCCGCAGCGTAGATAACCTGATGAATATTTGGTACTGAAGGGGCGCCCGCCAGGTTGGCGCCCGTCAGGTCGGCGCCCGCCAGGTCGGCGTACTTCAGGTCGGCGCCCGTCAGGTCGGCGTACTTCAGGTTGGCGCCCGCCAGGTTGGCGTACTTCAGGTTGGCGCCCGTCAGGTCGGCGTACTTCAGGTCGGCGCCCGTCAGGTCGGCGCCCGTCAGGTCGGCGCACTTCAGGTCGGCGTACTTC